TGATGCCGTGATGGGCCAGTCCATCACCTTCTAGAAATGTATTGTAGCCTGTTCGAGTCATCAGTAAATTTGTTGAACCCTGTGTTAAAACTAAAGGCGTCCTATTAAACTCGTCGTTGATATAATCTATCATATTCAACACCTGCTTATCCCCCTGACTCTCGGTCCAGAAGTCAAAGATTAGCTCACCTTGTGTAAACTCATCAGTCTTGCCAGATATATCAACCGCGTTGCCCCATTGAATCCGAAGGTATGGCGGGGCTGTATCCTTGGGCACGTTGTTATAAACCTTTGTGCCGACAATACTAGAGATATTGGCGTCAGCTTTAGCGCGAGCCACGGCAACGGTCAAAATGTCAGAGTGCAAGCTTAACCCCCTTGGCGATTATCTTATTAATAGCCTTACGATTAGCTGCAAGTGTTCGCCTCATATATGGCCTAGCCCTCATTTTCCTCGTGCCGAACTCAAGGTCTAAAGCATAAGGGGCGCGAGATTGGAACTCAAGGACGCTCTTGCCCTTGCCTCTGAATCTAACCGTAGTAGATAAGCCCTTAACCAGTTTGCCTCGGTCATTGTTAGGATATGCCCCAGGTCTAGATACTGTCACTGTCCTAGTAGGACTGTATCTAGTCTCTCGCTTGCCGCTTGTTATCTTTTTAATGCGCTTTGTGGCGTATTCCTTTAAGAGCTTACCGATAGACAGCAAAGCCTTATCGGTGGTCTTCTTCACCTTCAAGTTTCTAGCGTAGTATTTACGCTCTAGTTCCTTGTGTCCTCTTACAAATAACTGGATGCTAGACACTGTACCACACGCTTGAATCGGTTGAAATACGCAGGAACTCACCGCGATAAAATGGTTTATTCTTCTTGTCTACTCTCATCAAAGAAGTAATATTGAATTGATTGCTGTCTAATTGTATCCTGTCCGTGACTCTTATATCATCTCGGTATGAAGTGACGAACTCAACACCCCTCTGCGTTTTAAGTCCGTCCTTATCTAAAGTCTCGTTTGCGGGTGATTCTAAAATCAAAGCGTAGATATTGCCTCGACTGGTCCAAGTGATTGTTTGACCACCGGCTCCATCGTCTGCGATAGTCCTTTCAAAGACCTCTGCGTAAGCATCAAACTGAGATCGACACAGACTCAAGTTTCACCTGATCCAAATAAACGTTTGCGCCTGATTTCATCACGCAGTTACCGCCATCGCAGTCACCGCGGTTTGTATATAAATGGGCGGCAATCATAATAATACCGCGCCTGATATTAGCAGGAACGTCGGCTCTATTTGATCCGTAGCCTGCTATGTATGTCACCTTGATTGCATTTCTTGAGCGCAATGAGGTTGTGATATCTGAATTGTTATCGTTTAAAATGACCTTATGTTTAACATCATTGTCAAAGTTATCCAAATAGTAATTGGATGATGAGTAAACAGTCTCTGAATTATCCACATCGATTGTATCAACCTGAGACACTGAATCAACAGGAGACCAGTCAAAGGGAATATATCCACCACTCAGACCATAGATAAGTTGCGTTTCAGAACCTTGTCGAAAGCCAGTCCACCATTGGTCATACTGATTGTGGAACCCGTCAGCATAACCGACAAGAGTTTGATTGATGAACTTTCGACCTGTGTAATTTTCTGCGTAAACCCTAGCGCTTGTAATAAAGTTATTTATCAAAGCATCTTCAGATGTAGACGTAACGCGAAGAGACTCTTTGACCTCTGCTAGTGTTACAGGTTCAATCGCTGGTTGAGTTGTTATCTTGCTCTTCAACCTTTACCTCTTTCTCTATCTTTGCAGGTTTGCTTTGCTTTTTCGGAGCAGCAGGCTTCTTTTCCTTAATGGCTTCAAACATCTTTAGGCCAATAAGCTTTTGGGCTTGAGAGGGAGAAAACTCCCTCTCTTCACCTTTAGGACATCTTTGAACGGTGTACCCATCAAATGAGTACACCGCATCAACTATAGCCTTAACCTTCATTAGTTACCTGAAACAGGGCTCAGGTGAGCACAACCAAGAGCGAAGGCTCCTGAGATATCGCCATTCGTGGCGTGAGTAAACACAGCACGGACATAACGCTTAGAACCAATATATCCAAGCGTTCTTACGGCATCAGTTGTATCAACAGCGACATCCTGAGTCCCGATAACATCAGCGGCAGCCGCGTCAGCATATCCAGAACCAGAAGCGTCTGATTCCTGAATTTTGACAGTTCCAACAAATGTTCCGTCACCATGAGCAAACAAGGTGCAAGAATCAAAGTCTTTCAAGTCAACTCCAGTTCCAGTTGCGTCACCTGTCACAGCTTGAGGCGCAACAGTCTCGACAAATTTAAGTCCGTTTTTTCCATCTCTTAACATTTTATAACCTCCTTAGATTATGCTTGTAGCAAGTATTTAGTAGCGTCAAAATTACAGATTCCACCACCAACACGCTTGCGCATGTGGAATACAATCTTGCCATTAGCAGCTTGAGTGTACATATCTCGGAGAATGCTGATTCCAAAACGATCTACGATTTTGTAAGACGCGCGAACGTCAGACAAAGCAACAGCGATAACGCCAGTAGCAATATCAGGCATGTCTTCCCAGATACTAACTTTCTGACCGATAAGAGTATCAGCCTCGCCAGCTTGGTAAGAAGGTTGCCAGATATAATTACCTTGACCGTCTTTAAGCTTGCGAATATAGGCTTCAGTGCTTCTATTAAACAAGAAATGAGCATTTGGTCTATGTCCTGCTTTCAAGTATCCACGCAAAGTTACAAGCTCATCGGTAGTGATAGCAGTAGCTCCAGCAGTTGCCAAAGTTCCGATTTGACCCCTAGTGTAACCGTTTGGAGTAGCTGTGTTTTGAGTAGCAGTCATCAAACCTTCGATTTGAGCAGGACCATTACCGCTTACAACACCAGTGGCTTCAAGACGTCCGAATTTATCAGCAACGTCACCAACGGCCCATTGCTCTAAGTTCCAAGAGCTGTCTTCGATTACTCGATCACTCATAGTAAATCGAGCATACATCTCACGAACAGGGATTCTGAACTCACCCAAATCAGCGGTTGAAGTTTCAGAACGTGTAGCAACTTCGCCAACCCATCCAGCACCGAACTCATTATCATCGTGGTATCCAATATACTCATTTGTATTTATGGATACAACAGAAGCAAGAGCACGAACAGGAGAAGTGTCAAAGATACGTTTTTCAACTTCACCAATGTAAGGATTAATTGTAAAACCACCTTGAGGGTCGATATTAGATTGAAGAGCTTTCTCTTCTTTCTCACTCAAACCCAATCCTCGGATATCAGAAGGCAAGCCTTTAGCCAACCATTTTTGGATACCGGAATTAAATGATTTTTTATCAATTCCTTTGGCTTCAAGCTCATTTTCTTCTGAACCCATGCGTTTTACGGCAGCCATAGTTTGCTCTAAAGACTCTTTCATGTCAAGAGCCTCATTCATGCTTTGATCAATTCGATCAAGCTTTTCTTTCAGTTCAGCTTGCCCAGCTTCACCATTTTCTATTTTGGCGTCAAGAGCATCTTGAGCCTTTTTCATTTCTTCGTAACCGTGACCGATTTTACCGATCAGGTCTTTTACTTCGCTGAGTTCTGCACTCATAAGTCTAACCTCAAATAGTTGGAAAAGATTGTTTTAGAGATTCGAGAACGTTCGACAATGCAAGCTGAGAATCCCTCTCAACAGATTCAACTTCACCCTTGGCATCTCGCTCAATGGCTTCGTATCCTCTAGCTATAAAAACCTGTGCTTGTCTGCGAGAAAGTCCTGAATCCCTCAAGATCTTTTCAACTTCTCTTTTAGAGAGTACATTACCCTCCTCATCAGTCATACTTTTAACCCCTAAAACTGAAGCTTGGGGATTCATCGCCCAAGGTGCAATAGACACCTCGAACAGATCAATTTCTTTTAATTTACGGACCATGCCGCCATCCATATTCTCTTGATCTTCCTTTTCTTTGACTCGATAGCCAATAGAAAGACCTTTAACGCTATTAGATTTTAAAACGTTGTAGGCTTGAACAGCTCTTTCAATTCTTGATTCGCCATTTATCCAAAGCTTCCCTTCAACGTAAAGGCCACGCTCGTCTTCTTCCATTTTGGTCCATTCGCCAATGATTTCCTCATTGTTGTGATACCAAAGCAGTTGAGGCAATTGACCTTTGTTCTTCCAACTGTCTAGAGATTTTGTGAAAGCGCCCCTCTCGACTATATCACCACCCAAATCAATATCGTCAAAAGTTGAGCCGTATCCTGAAAAATGTCCTCTGGTCGAGGTTTCATCTTCCATCTTTACATCAAAGTTTACTAAAGCTCTTTTAGTTTCCATACTCATATTTTCTTCCCTTTGCGTCATCCGTCAAATTCAACCGTCGGCATCTCTTACCAACTTACCAGAAAACCGACCTCGAACGGACGTATTGTTTGATGTTGTATCGGCTTCTATCCAAAAAATACTTTTCTCAGATACCAGAAACGGCTCACTTGGTTTTAATTCAATCCTTTCACCACCGCCTGAAGTATCAATCGAGTCCCTGTAGATTTCAAATCTAGAATCTACCACGCCAGAATAAACATAACCGTAAAAAGTTACACTAGGATTTCCACCACCTGACGACTTGATAGCAGAGAGGTAAAGCCAAGTCGCTAGAAACTGATAATTCCTTGGAACGTAAAAAATACATTGCTGTGTTGTTCCCTGCCCTGCTGGCATTTGAGCCATCGTGTTTCCGCTTGTTGTTGCCGTTGCTGTAATATTTCCTACATTTGAGTTAGAGCTTCCAGAAGTGAATATCGTCATTCGGTTAATGCCAAGAAATGAATTTGATGTTGTGACTGTAGAAACACCACTCATGGCAATTACTTCAGTGACTAAATCCCAATCACCATTTACACCAAAAATAACTAACTGCCTAACACCTGTGCCGCTTGTGTTTGTGTCGGCTGCATTATCTGAAGAGATATCCAACGTCTCGGCACTAGATAATTGCTGATTGAATGCACCACCAAAAGAGGCTATGACCTCAGAGGATGCAGCATCTACATCGCTATTATAACCGAACTTATTCCAAGTGCCATTGCCTTGCCTAAGTCCCAAAGCTGTCTCGGTTGTATAATCTGTCGGTCTGACCATAACAGAGTCAAAGTCCTGTGGAACAGTTGAATCGATTGGAGCGTTTAGGGGTGTTTTATCTCCAAGCAGAACCTGAAGCCTAAAGAATGTTTGGTCTGACCCAGAGTTGTTATAGAAAATAACCCTCGCGTAGCTCCTAGCAATAGTAAACCGATGAGGGGCCTCTATTTGTGTCGTTCTATAATACCGAGTTAAAGTAGAATCTATATTTGATCCATCAGGTGAAAATTGAACCTCAAAATATCCGTTTTGATCTGTCTTGGTCGATACAACTAAACTATCAAACTCCGCTACATATTCCCAAGCACCTGTGAAATTCGACCCATTGGTTATTAAGGTCGTGCTACTATTATCAGTTGAAACCTTGCCAGAAATTAAAGTCTTTAGCTCTTCTCTCCATGCCGCAACATCGAACTGAGTGTCATCACTCTTCAGCTCAATACCTGAGTTTGCTAGGTACTGCTCTCGTTTACTTGCTGGGACGTTACTCATAAATATATCATTCTACAACGGCAGTTACAACGGTTCGCAGCACTCAAACCTCGGTATCTTGGATAAGGTGTTCGCTCACTTCGCCTACCTCTTAAGACAAAGTTCTCTTTAATCCCAACGATTTGACCTTCTGCATGTTGATGAGAGTCGCGAACCTTACTGTCTCTAGTCGTTACCCATTGTTTCTGAGTCGCCTTCTCATATATCTTTCGGCTAACCTTATCACGACCTTCAGCGGTTACACTTCCAATCTCAACCTCACTAATTAACTGAGCCCGACGACCGTTTGAAGTTAGTTTCTTTTTAATATCCTTCTGTTTCTCATCGAATGGAATATCCTTCTCATCGATCTTTTTCACTTGGTTCTTTGTGCTTCTACTTATCTGCTCTGCCGCTTTCTCTGCTTGCTTTCTAAAGTTCCGCTCTAGCTCACGTCTTACTTGCTCAACCTTCGCTTTATCCTTTGGGTATAACTCTTTTAAAAGCTTCTCGGTCTTCTTAATAGTTGTCTTATAAACTGCCTCAAGTGTCTCACCGATTCTCTGACGACCGCCTTCAATCGCGAACTCAGCACCAATACGACCACCCGTTGCATAAGCGTCGATGGCTTCACGGGCTATCTGGTTCAGTTGTTTTCTAATCTTAGGCATTGCGGTGCGTTCAAGTTTTCGCTCCATCCTGTCAATTTCATTTATCTCTCGAAGCTGACGCCTTCTATTCCTCGCTTGCGTCCGCTTCATCTTCATCATCCGCAAACGTATCGTCTAAAGGTATATCATTGGGCTGAACGAAAAGCATATTCGCCTCGCCTTCCTCTCGTGGCTCATAGCCTAATAACTCTCGTTTCTCATTGATTGTTAAGACATCAGTTCGAAGCAACTCGGCTCTTTTCTCTGCCCTCAAAGGTTCTAAAGCTTCAATGTCTTCTGACTGATAACAAACAGTTGCGCCTTCGAAGTCACCACCCAAGAAACGATTGATCTCTGAAACATAAAGGTCCATGAGAGGGAGAACCGCTTGAGTATAGAAAGCAATCTTAGCCTCAGCAAAGTTAGCGTATGTCTGTGACCCTTCAATTCCAAGTAACTGAGTAGGAACACGATAGACAGAGGCAATCTCTTGAGCTAATAGTTTAGTCCCTTGCAGCCAGTCCATATCTTGGGGACTCATTGCAACTTGTTGCCACTTCAAGCCACCACCGAGCAGCATGATTTCACGAGCGTTTTTAGTTCCTTGCTGGTTTTTCCTTAAGTCTTCTGCAAGAGCTTTCTTTTTAGTCGCGTCAATATTCTGCTCAGTTGATAGAACCCCAGAAGGCGCCGCATTGTTTTTGAATGTGTTATATCTCCATTTGGAAGCTGCGTTCATCTGGTCAGCACTAGCAGCACCGGCAGATAGTGGAGCCAAGCCCATACCGCTTTGATTTGGTGAAGGATTGAACCGCCTCCAATGAAGCATATTAGACTCGCCTGTTATCTTATCGACATCCCAGAACCGAGCGTGATCTGTGCCTTTAGCAAATGCATAACGTAAAGGAATACGGTGCCCCTTGGCATAACCGATAGACATCTGATATGGTTGCCAGTTCCAAAGCTCCATTTTATCAGAAGTGACTTTTAGTTTTTCTGTAAAACAGTTACCTGTTAATAATAACCACGAGGCCGCAGCCGTTCTAAACTCAACACCGCCTTCATCGGGGTTTGGCTGGTCTAGTATCTGTTGAAGTGGATGATCTGGTTTAAACTCATCACCGACTTTAACTTTGAGCGGTATCGAGGCAAACGCATCGGCAATAAGACTGATGCAAGAATAAATTGTGGGATTTTGACTATACCCTTCTTTTGCATACGATTCAAGATCGGCTAGACTGAACTCCCATTGGTTGGTAAAAAGTTGCTGACCGACTGACGCTTTGAAATTAAGTTTTCTGGTTAGAAAATCCCACATA